GTTCAGGTTTCAAGTTAACGGGGACAGCCCTCCAAGAGGGCGACGCCACGTTTATGGGTCCTGCGATCGCGCAGGCCGCAAGTGGTGGTACTGGAGTAGCAAACTGCGTTGTTCAGGAAAAGACCGCACTGGGCGTAACTTCTGGAAACACTTTGGACATCCAAGTAGCTGTAACAACCGCCGCAACTATCGATTCTAGCTGCACAATAACATTCGAGTAAATGAACAATGCCTGAAGGCATACCGTATAGTAGCTCTAATGTAACGGCAGGTACAGGTTTAGAATTAAATTATCTGGGGCGGCATTGTTTTGCTTATTCGGGAACTTTTAACCCTGGATCAGGTGAAACGTTTTTATCGTTTCAAACAGGATCAGGTTATATTGTGGGAATAGTAGAAGTTAACGCGGACTGGGCTGGTACTGGTGGCAATAATATGGTTGTTGAGATCTACCTAAACGAAGTTCGTGTTGTCTTTGAACAGGATGTTGGTAATGATTACGTGCCTGGTGATACTGAGTTTAAATTAATAATTCCCCCTTACACTAATGTGAAGGTTGATCTAACTGGCGCAAGTGCAAAAGCTAACGCTAACTTTACTGGTAAAGTTTACAAATGACTCTTTCGACGGGTCCGACCCTGAACTTCTTCGGTGATCATGTCTTTGCCTGGAGCGGTCTGGAAGCATTAACGGCAGGCGGCACAACCTTACTGGACTTTATCTCTCCCAATAGGTTCTATAGTGTCGTCACCAACGTCTCTCTCGATTATAGCGGATGTTCTGCAGGTGATGCACTCTCTTGGACCGTACAGGGAAACGGAGAAGCACTGCACGTTAGCAAGTTTCTGATCATTGATGCAGGTGTCGGGCCCCAATTCCCCAATCTATACTATACGATCCCTCCCAATACGGGGATGAAGATCCTAGCACAGGGCCCCACAGGAAGTATGACGGTAGTTCTAGAAGGGAAAGAGGTGCAGTGATGCCTACAAAGACAGAAAGAGAGTATTACCGCATGGGTTTTTCTGATGGTTTAAGAATTGGCCGAGGTGGTGACGTTCAATTCGGTTTAGATACGGGGGGAATGGCAGTACCTGAAATTAGACCAACCGCTCATAGAGTAATTACAGAAAGGCTAAAACCTAAGCGCAAATTATCAGCATGGAATAAGTTTGTTAAGGCTAACAGCAAGAAACCACGTTTCCGATATCGTAACGGTAAACTGAATCTTAAGAAAATGGCCGTTAGTTTCCGTAAGACCCCCGCAGGGAAGAAGAAGAGGCGCTAATGGCATACGAAGCGGTACCCGATGACGTTGAGATTCAAAAGTTAACAGCCCCTGAACGTGACGCTTTATCCAGATACAAGATACACGAAAATATAAATACATTTTTAGCCAATGAAAACGTACCCGTTGTTATTGGCGGATTTATCGCGGGTTTTCTGGGTGTCAGATTAGCAGAGGATATTATTACGGATCTCGAATCCAGAGTAGGCAAATTAAGCGAGGATGTAAAACAGGGAATAAAAGATAGTATAGACATAAAACTTCCCACTTTTGGAGCACCTGTCCCAGTTGCGCCCAAACTTAGTGACCTTATTACCTATATCAAAAAGGAGATCGGTTAATGAATATCGGCGCGATAATTGCATTATTGAAATTGGCGCAGGATGCCGAGATAACTAAACCTGCTTTCGTAAGTATTGTAAAACGTCCGACCTATGGTAAGGAAACTGCACTGACAAGAGCTAAAGAAGGTCTTGGACTGTAGTGGTTATTTCTGCATTAGAACTATTGGGGTACTTTATCGCTTGGTCATTATTCTATTTTGGAATAAGTCATTATATCGCTAAACTGAGTAAGGATAAGTGGGTTGAATGGGCAAAGTCATCTGAGAGTGATGAGGATCTCTTATTAATTCTTGAACCCATCATAGATGAAATAGAAGAACGGACCCACGGGATGCTTGAAACTTTTCAATCTTCTTTTTTCGGTTCCCTGGGTGCGGCCAGTAAAAAATTAGACGAGTCTACAGGCCAAAGTACAATCAAAGCTATAACCAAAGATAACCCCATAATGGGGCTAGTCGCAGAAATGTTAATGAAAAGAAGCGGCCTAGAAGGGCTCATAAAGACCCAAAACGACCCTGAAATAGGGGTGAAACAGCCCCAGAACAGAGCTAAACTAGGGTTAAAATAATAAAATAAAACAATACTACTATTAATTAAAGTGAAATAGGCTTATTTTTATTTATTTTTATTTATACATTTTTGTTATTAATAGAATAGTAGTGCGATTATATTATATACTGGCTTCGTCTGTTTTGATTTGGAGAGATAAAATGCAATATAGAAATTGTAATCTATGTCAAGAACCACAGGAGATTACTCCAGAGGCCTTGATTGCTTGGGAAGATATGATACTCATATCTGCTGGTTCACATACTGAACCCTGTTTATGCACAGATTGTTATTGGAGGATAAAAGAATGATCTGTGAGAAGTGTAATAAGAAGCTACGACATGTAAAAGATGTTGTAGGAGATCCTTTCATGTATTGTACAGAGTGTCGCGGTGTGTATATTGACAACGGTTATTAATGGGACGCAAAAAAGAATTAGTAGCAAGCAAGTCGTTTACGTTGGGACTTCAAGAATTGGTCTATCTTGAGAAGATCTGCAATGAAAAGAACATGAAGGCATCCAAATTCATTAACGGTTTACTAAGAAAGGCAATGCTTGTAGATATGGAGAAAGAAAAACAGAACCACGGCCCTATTACGTGGTGTACGGGATGCAGTAACTATAAGGAATATGAACAAAAAGAAGGTAAAGAATGGACTTGTCTCGACTGTGGTGATGATAAAACGCAGGTAATCACCTATATGCTCGACAAGTAATCACATTTAAGTAGATACTCATATATGAGTAAGCATGGTCAGACGTCGTGCACGGGCAAGAAGGAAACCTTCTCGCTCTTTTGGGATTAATGTAATTGAAACTGGAGCCGCTTTGGCTCTTTTAGAACAGACTAATGCAGGTTCTGCAATGAAGTCCTTTCTGGCAGGTGATCTTAATTCAGGATTAACGACTTTATCAAAGTCCGCAAAGTCAAACAAGCAAGCAATCACTAAAACTTTAGTGGGTGCGTTCTTGGCTAAGGCGGCAGTACGTTCCTTTTCCCGAGGTTCGCCAGTATTGGCTAGTCTTGGACCAATTAAAGTGAGGGCATAACTTTGGCAATCGTCGTAACACGTACTGAAGCAGCGTTGAGCGCAACGACTAGCTTTCAGAGCATGAATAATCAGTTCGCTAGTTCGGGACTCAGTCTCGTGGTACCGTCTGGAGTATCGCAAATAAGTTCCATATCAATGGGAGTTAGTAGCGTTGGAACTGGAGCGGATTTTTGTTCAGGTTTCAAGTTAACGGGGACAGCCCTCCAAGAGGGCGACGCCACGTTTATGGGTCCTGCGATCGCGCAGGCCGCAAGTGGTGGTACTGGAGTAGCAAACTGCGTTGTTCAGGAAAAGACCGCACTGGGCGTAACTTCTG